TTACCCGCCCCGAGCTGCGCCCCGATGACTGGCAGCGCATCTGGCCTGAGCTGGCCGAAACGAGCGCCGCCGGCCCATGATCCGGCGGCTTTTCTTTTGCCCGAAAAGTTGCCCGCAGTCCATTTATTAGCAGTACCCGAAGTATCGAAGCGCCCCCGAAGACAGACCCCGAAGAACCACCACCAGGAGAAATCCAATGAAGCAAGCCCGCAACATCATCGTAAAGACCTGCCTGACTGCCGACGAGTTTGTCGAGTTCAACGGCGATTGCCAGGCCGAAGGAAAGACCCAAAGCGCGATGTTGCGCGACATCTGGCGAACGATGCGGAATGGTAAGCCCCGCGCGTCGCTTCCCGATAGGCCAGCCATTGGCCAACGCATGGCCATGTTCCCGCCGCGCCGGGCCGCGCGTCCCGAACTGCGCATGCGCAACTGAATATCGAAAGTGAGAGCTCCATGACAGCCCAGTACCAGAAACCCAAGATCACACCTGAATACAAGATCGTGCTCTGTGCGACGCTCCTGCGCTGTGTCCAGCAAGCTATCGAGTCGGCGCCAAAGCCACCAGGCCAGCGCCTGCTCGACGCGAAGTACCTGGCTCAGCGTCACCTCCGTCAAGCAACGGATGAGGCGGGTCAACCATGACGGTCTACGAAACCGCAGGGCCGGACGCATCCGGCCTGTACCTTATCGGCTATCCAACACCAGGCGTCCCGCACGTATTCACCGCGGCCGGCGCCGCTCCCTCCAAGCGCATCGCTGAAGAAGCGTGCAGCGCCCTGAACGAAGCTCAGGTTGCCCATCTGCGAGCCTCCCTAGTTCGCACGGCAAACATGCTGGCTGACGACTTGCGCGGCCTTCGCCGGGGAGTTCGCCTGTGAACTACTACTCCTTCCACCTGGGCGACTACGCGGCCCACACGCGCCACCTGAGCCTGCTTGAGGATCTGGCCTATCGCCGCATGCTCGACCTCTACTACACGACCGAGGCAGCTCTGCCATCTGACCCAGCGAAGGTTGCGCGTCTGATCGGCATGCGAGACCACATGCAGGAAGTTACCGATGTGCTGTCTGAATTCTTTGTGAAATCAGATGCGGGTCATGCCAGCAGCCGTTGCGAGCGCGAAATCGAGACGTACAAGGCGAAAGCCGATCGTGCGAAATCCGCCAACAAGGCACGTTGGACTCCTAAAGATGACAAAGCTGTATCTGATCCTGTTCTGAAATCAGATACGAAATCAGATCTGAAATCAGAAAGCGTTCAGATCCCAACCAAGAACCAAGAACCAATAACCAAAGAACTTCCCCCCATACCCCCCGAGGGGGGCAACCCGGTCGAGCAGAAACGGAAAGCTGCCGTCTCGCTTCGCTCGTTCCTGGACGACTGCCGTTCGTCCGGCACTACGCCGATCCCTGACGGCCATCCGGTGTTCGCCTATGCCGACAAGGTGGCCCTGCCCCGCGACTTCCTGGCCCTGCAGTGGGTCGAGTTCAAGGACCGCTACCAGCTGCCGGACGCCAAGCGGTACAAGGACTGGCGCACCGTGTTCCTGAAGTCGGTCAAAGGCAACTGGTTCAAGCTCTGGTTCGTCGGCGCCGATGGGCAGTACGCCCTGACGACCGTTGGCCAGCAGGCGCAACGCAGCCACAAGGAGGCCGCATGATCGAGCAATTCAACCTGCAGGCCGAGCAGGCTGTGCTGGGCGCGCTCCTGGCCGACAACGACGCCTTCGACCGCATCCCCGAGCTGGACGCCGCCCACTTCTACCGGGGCGACCACCGCACCGTGTTCGGTGAAATCAGCGCCCAACTGGCCGCCGGCAAGCGTGTCGACGCGGTGACCCTGGCCGAGCGCCTGGACCGCGACCTGCTGCCATACCTGGCGAGCCTGCACGGCTCGACGCCAAGCGCGGGGAAAATCGAGTACCACGCCCGGATCGTGGTCGAGAAGGCGACGAAGCGCGCCCTGTCGGCGCTGTCGGTCGATCTGGCCAGCGACGCCGAATCAGGCAAGGACAGCACGGAGTGCATCGCCGATGCCGCCGCCAAGCTCGACGCCCTGGCCCAGCGCAAGACCACCAGCGACCCGCGCCGCCTCGACGCCACCCTGGACCAGTACCTGACCCTGCTGCAGGACCGCATGGAAGGCAAGGTGCGCCCTATCCCGACCGGCTTCGCGCACCTGGACGACATGCTCGACGGCGGCCTAGAGCGCGGAACTCTGACCGTCATCGCCGGCCGTCCCGGAACCGGTAAGACCGCCGCGGGCCTGGGCATCTGCCGCAACGTGGCGCGCGATCACTCGTCGCTGTTCCTGTCCATGGAAATGTCGGTCAACCAGGTCAACGACCGGAATATCTCGGCCCTGGCCCAGGTGGACATGAGCTGGCTGCGCCGTCCGGGCGAGACCCGCGGCGACACCGAGAAGTGGGATGCCGTGATTACGGCCTCGACGCACTCGCGCAACCTGAACCTGTTCATCGACGACCAGACCGCCCTGACCATCCCGGAGATTCGCGCCAAGGCTCGCAAGATCAAGCGCACCCACGGCTGCGACATCATCTGCATCGACCAGCTGTCGTTCATCACTGGCGCTAAGTCGGACAAGCTGCACGAAGCAATGGGCGAGTACACCCGCGGCCTGATCGCCCTGGGCAAGGAGTTGGACGCCGCCGTGATCCTGCTGGCCCAGCTGAACCGCGAGTGCGAGAAGCGCGCCGACAAGCGGCCGATCATGTCCGACCTGGGCGTGTCCGGCTACATCGAGCAGGACGCCGCCAACATCATCTTCCTGTACCGCGACGAGCTCTGGAACCCGGAGACCGAAGACAAAGGCATCTGCGAGTGGATCGGCGCCAAGCAGCGTCAAGGCCACCCTGGCGTCGTCGGCATGCGCTACGTCGGCGCGCAGACCAGGTTCGAGACCCTGCCCTACCGCTGGTTCCGCCGTCCGCCGGCGCCGGTACGCCTGGCATCGAAAGGAGGCTTCAATTGACCCGCGCCCACGAACCCTGCGCCATGTGCGCCCGCTTCACCACGAAGGGCCACGACCAGCAGGCCGCCCACGGCCTCGGCTGGTGCGTCGGCTACGAGGTCTACGTCCGCGCCGACTCGCCGCCGACCGTGCTGTTCAAGCCGGCGCCGCGCGGGCAGATCGGCGAGAGGCAGGCGTATTTGGCGCAGCACCAGGGCAAACAACAAGTATCTGAAACGGAGGCTGTATGAGCATCATCCACGTTGTGTCGGTATCGGGCGGGAAGGACAGCGCCGCGACGCTGTTGCTGGCAGTCGAGCGCTTCGGTGCGCGGCGCGTGCGCGGCATCTTCTGCGATACCGGCAACGAACATGAGGCCGTCTACGAATACCTGGATTACCTCCAGCTGGCGACAGGCGTCAAGATCGTGCGCCTGGTAGCCAGCTTCGCCGACGAGATCGCTAACAAGCGCATGTTCATCGCCCGCGACGTCCGCACTCGTCGTGGCAAGGATGGGCGCCGCGTCCGCTGGACGAACAAGGCGAAGCGCCGCGCGCTGGCTGTGCTGCACCCGACCGGCAATCCGTTCCTTGACCTGTGCATGTGGAAGGGGCGTTTCCCGTCGCGAAAGGCGCAATTCTGCACCGAGCACCTCAAGCGGAACATGGCCGTCGAATATCAGCTGGGCCTGGTCGAAGCTGGCCACACCGTCATCAGCTGGCAAGGGGTGCGCCGTGACGAGTCGCTGAACCGCCGTGATGCGAAGGCGTTCGAGCGGATTGCCCCTAGCATGTTTGCGTACCGGCCGCTTGTCGAGTGGACCGCTGCCGACGTCTTCGCCCACTGCGCGCGGCAGAACATCCAGCCAAACCCACTGTACAAGCAGGGCATGACGCGGGTCGGCTGCATGCCTTGCATCAACGTCAACAAAGCGGAGCTGATGCAGATCGCGAGCCGCTTCATCGAGCACATCGGCCGCATCTACACCTGGGAGCAGATCGTCGCAGCATGCAGCAAGCGACAGGCCGCCACGTTCATCCCAGCGCCGGGCCGGGGCAAGGTGATCAACGATCAGCAGGCATATGCCAAGGAAAACGGCATCTGGTCGGTCGTGGAATGGTCAAAGACCAGCCGGGGCGGCCGGCAATTCTCCCTTCTGACCGCGTTGGACGAGCCGGCGGCCTGCTCATCGGCCTATGGCTTGTGCGAGTGAGGGCCGCATGATCCGCACCCCCATCGCCCGCACTGGCACCCTGAAGCCCGCGCGTACCCGCAAGTGCGCCATCAAGGGTTGCACCAACCGCTTCCAGCCGCGGAACATCAGCCACAAGGTGTGCGGCGCCGACTGCGCAGCCGTGCACTCGGCAGCCGAGCGTAAGCGCCTGGACGCGAAGCAGACCCGCGAGCGCAAGGCCGCGCTGAAGACGCGCAACGACTACCTGAAGGAATCGCAGGCCGCGTTCAACGCGTTCATCCGCGAGCGGGACAAGGATCTGCCGTGCATCAGCTGCGGGCGCTTCCACCAGGGCTCGTACGACGCTGGCCACTACCGCTCGATTGGCGCCCAGCCCATGCTTCGCTTCCACGAGGACAACACGCACAAACAATGCGTCCCATGTAACCAGCACAAGAGCGGCAACGCGGTGGAGTACCGCATTCGCCTGCTACTGCGCATCGGCGCCGATCGGGTTGCGTACCTCGAGCAGGAGCACCCGCCGGCCAAGTACACCATCGACGACGCGAAGCGCATCAAGGCCGAGTATGCGGCCAAGCTCAAACAACTGAAGGAGCACCCATGACGACGCCAGTAAAGGAATCGACCCAGCGCGTGCGCGCGCTCCAGCAGGTGCTGCTGCACGAACTGACCCTGGGGCCGCGCACCACGAAGAAGCTCACCGCCGCCCTGAGCAATGAAGACGACCAGGCCGTCTACCGCGCGATGCTGGGCCTGGAGAAGGAAGGTCGCGTGACCAGCTTCTCCGACCGGCGCGGAAGCGTCACTGGAACCGTTGGGCGCGTGTGGACCCTGGCGGACGCGCCACCGGCCAAGCCGCTGCTGCGCGATCCGCTGGTGGCCGCATTGTTCGGGGAGGCGCCTTGACAGAGCAAGAACGCCGCGACATCGGCCTGCGCCTGGAGAACTGGAGCCGCTGGGCCACGGCCGGAGCCCGCACCATCGGCGTCAGCCCCACCGGCGCCTACTGCGACC